ACATATACTTTTACATTTTCTGGTGGATCCCAAGAAATTCCCTCAAGGAGACTACCAGAAACTCTTAATAGTATCGTATTTACATCATCAGTAATTGCTGAGTATGATTCTCCGCCACTGAGAACAATATTTCCTATAGCAGAAAGTGTTTCGGAAAGTATCTCTGTGCTTCCGTAATCCTCATTTCCTTGACTTACTACATCTAATATATTTCCGTAATCGTTTATTTCTGTAATAGAACCAGAAATTAATCCATCGTCTCCTGAAGAGAACGAGACGTTTGAATCTAAATTATAATCGTAAGTTACTTTTTCGACGCTGGAAATCTCTGTCTCAAGAGACCCTGCAGTTATATCGTCACTGGATATAAACTTTTCTACTGCAGATCCAGAAATAGTGATTCCTGCATCGCCTGAATATGAATATGATCTTCTTTCGTCAATATAACCACTTATCGTATGTGTGGCTATTCCCACCCATGGTGCTTTTACGATAAATGCGCCGTAAATTGAAATAACACCCGTTGCAGAGTTGGGGGTTGATATTTCGTTGTTGTAAATTCTTGAAAAACCTACCTGAACACTTGAGGATAATACTAGCGGGCCTCCCGCTGCGCCACCACCCCAAATTTCTGGATCCGGCTGTTTACAGTCTGCATTATAGTGGAAAGTAGTCATGACCTACCTCCACCTGATACATCGGGAATTACATCCCTCTTTGCGTCATTAGAGAGTTGGAATATAACACTGAATCCAACCCAACGAAGAACAATCCCGTAGAAGACAATTGATCTGGAGTTAAGATCAAGATATTTCTTGAATACGGAATTGATCTTCTTGTATTTTGTATTACCACCGCTGACTTTAACGCCACCAAAAGGAGTTAGTGTCTCATTACAATCTATAGTATAAAGGTCTTCTTTTATATCAGTGTTTTCTAAATTGCCACAGTCAACTACTTCCCAAGAGGATTCTGTAAGGAGACCAGAATCTTCTCGGGAATATGCATTAATAGTAGATGAATTATACTCGTAAATATTCATCCTTCACGACAATAAAAGACCTATTAATGAAAAAGGGGATTGCAGTTATTACAATCCCCAAAAAATCAATTATATAATTATTTATCAATCAGTCAAGAGCGACGTTTAGAGTGATCTTGATTTGGTCTCCGTTGTTCTGAATGCTGTAAGGACCATTTGTAAATCTTTCAGCATACATGATTGAACTGTAGAGGGTGCAGGTATCAAGTCCAACAGCGGAATTCATTGTTGGTGATAGTGCAGGGGATACGTAGAATTCATCTGCGTTTGGTACACTGAATACTTGATAAGTACCAGATGCGGTTGTAGTATTTCCTGTTCCAGCAGCAACGTAGAGAACATCTCCAGCAACTAGTTGGTGACCAGTTGCAGAAATCTTACCATAGCTGAATGTTACTGTAGGTGAGGTAGCAACCTGAATGTTATCAATCAGTGGAAGGTCTAGATAAACAACCTTGAGAGCTCTGTCGATACCGATAACAGTTGTTCCAGTCTGAATACCAGCGTTACCACCAACAACCATTCCAAGGGTTAGGTCATCAACACTCTGGTCTGGATCGACTGTGATGTACTGGTTACCAATGACTCCAATTACTGGATCGGTATTGTCACCCTTGGATACGGTGGTTCCGACGCCTACACTTGCGCCATGAACAACACCCTGGACAGCCACTGGCATGTTGTTTGCACGGGTTACATAGTAACCATAAACATCACCTGCGTCACCAGTGAATGTGAAGGTCTGTTCTGGATAGGTTGCGGTTGTACCCGAACCAACGTTGTTGATTCTCCAACGTGATCCGTTTAGAAGAATACCTGTTTGTGATGTGTAATTTTGATCGGTTCTGTTATTTACACAATATGGATAACCTGTAGAAGGTGCATATCCATATGAGTTAGTATTACCGACTCCATAGGGCTCATAATAAGCGGTAGCAGAAGGAACATCCGATTCCGCTGGAGTCGTGTTACTAGTGTAGAGTTTGAGAACGAGATTTCTTGGGGACTGGTCTGCTAAGGCTGCAGTGTGATTATTTTGTGCAATCAAATACCTTAGTGATTCAATCTCCCCAATATTAGGAACTAATAGTGCCATTTAAACAACTCCTTACAACTTTTGGTGACGTTTTAATTTAACTATCTTTATTTATAATTTTAATTTTAAAGAGATTAGAAATCTATTAATGTTGTTCACCGCAATAACATCAAACGTTAGGATATCTCCAGCTACTATTGATGTGTCCCAACTATTTAGTACATCATCTTTTACTTTTCTGGAATTTGAAAACTGTGGATATGTACCCCCAACAATTGAAGTAAACGTTGGGAAATTTGTATAATTTGATTTTTTAATATCCAAAGTCAAATCACCTTGTTGATCTGAAAATATAGTGAGAGACTCAATAATTCCACTAACATCCAATGTTACGGATCCTTTATTTCCAGCCAGCATTGCAATAGATCCACTATCGACAATGTAATTAACGGTTCTTGTTAGATCCGCTGTTGTAGCTAAAGCAACTACAGTACAATTTTGTCCATTGGTTGGTGGATTGGTAAAAATAATATTACTACCAGAGATAGTGAAATCTTTTACTGGTTTCAATATGGTATTATTTACCATCACCAAAAGTTGTTGATCATTAATAGGTACATATGGTGTACCATCTTTTGCTAGAGCAAAATTAACAGTAGATCCATCAAATTGCGAACTAATATCATCTAGAATGATATTCCCATATTGTATAGATTTGGTTGGAATTTCATAATCTACACCAATCCTATATGGACCAGGTTCGTTTAATGTTACTATGTAATCCGACATTATGATACTCCTGGAGTTACTAGAACATTACCCTGAACAGCTCTACTTCTGTAAGCATTCGGTGAAATCAATACAACATCATAAACATATCTACCACCTTCTATAGCATCAGTAGCACTGTATCCCATAGAAATTCTGACCTGACCATTTAGTCTATCTGGAAATTCTATTGTCAATGGATACGCAGTAGAAGATGATGGATGTTTCCTTATAGAAGAAATTCCAGTGTATCCTGTCAGATTTAATGGAGCATTGTTAGAGTTATTGATGGTAAAGGTGGCTTGAAAATCTACCCCCTGTTCAAGAACTAAATTTACATTCCTTGCCGCCATTATTAGAGTCCGTTTTTTAAGTATTTATGAATTAGATTGCAAATGAGAAACCAAATCTTTTATGAGAGATTTTAATTCGCCCAGTTCATTCTTAATTTCATCTATCTCATTGACTTTTTCATCCATTTTATTAATTCTTTCAATTTCTTTTAATTTTGCTTCTTTCAATTCCAAATATTTGTTATAGTCAGTGTCAGATGTATTAATCACAGCATTCGATTTATTATCTCTATAGAGATTTTTGTTTCCTTCTACTGGTGTAAGATCCATAATATCAAATAGTTGAAATAACTCTAAAGTCCGAAATTTGAGGTACAAATGATGAATTAGTACCTGTCATCATGATTTTTATTTGGAATCCATTAAACTGTGGTAGGTTATTAGCTGTAAATTCATAAGATTTAAAGTCTTCCTCTGTAACTGAAGCGGGAACAAACTTATCAGGCAATCCATTATTTTTTGCAGCATTAATAACTTGACCATTAGCATCAAGATTATCATATCCAGGGAACAATTGCCATAACTGAGAAGTTTCTGGAACATCCGATCTAAAGATTCTATAACATACTCTAATATCATTCGATACATCTCTAAAGGCATCAAAGAATACTTTTATACTATCTGAAACTTTTTCTAAGAGAACAACGTTACTCAAATAAGTTGTTGCACATGGATCAGCATTCAGTGAATTAACTCTTGGATCTGTTGCATAGTTTGTAACTTTAGAATTAAGTCTGTTTGCGACAGTAATCAAATTAATTCTATCCAAGTCAATCATTGGTGAAACTTTTTCATCCTCAGTACTCATGATCAATTCCATAGTTAGAGACTTACTGCCTGGAAGATCAGATAAGTAAGTATCTTCATTAATCTGAGAAGCAATTATTCTAGGAGTTTCAAAATAATTATTATCATTTAAGGCAACTTCAACGAATCCTTGATCAACGTATGCAGGTAATGTACTATCTGGCGAAGAACCACTTATTGTTCTCATTGTAGATGATACATTTGTTTGTTGAGGCAACATTATAGCGAAATTTGGTCTAATAATATTGAACGGTACGTTCTGAGTCGCTTTTGGTCCTTTTGGTGATAGTTCCAATGGAACTGTATCATAAGATCCACAAGATTTGTTTGATCTCCAATGTAATGCAGGAAGACCAAGAGGATTGCCTGCAGTTCTATCAATACCTCTACTATTCATACCAACTCTAATGTAGTAATAATCCAAATCATTTGGATAAGTTACCAAGTCACTGTCAGAGAAATTATGGGTCTTGTTAATTCTTCTCAGAGAAACTCCATTTAATTCATATTTAAATATTGGTAATTCAAGTGGGTAACTTCCAGAAATAGAATTATCAATATTTCTAGTTATTCCAGTCAAACTATTGGTAGAAGTAACAACTCCAGTATAACCAATAACTTCACTATCAACCAAGATGTAACCTGGGTTTACGGAAGAAACTGGAACGTTCTCAAAGCTTGTAAATATTCCAACGTTACTAACAACAATACTTTCTGTAGATGTAGAATTATATGCTGCTTTGAGAGTTTCTGGTTTCAAGTCTGGTTCTAGTCCAGAAAGAGTTACCTTATCAACACCAGAATACATTCCGTGATTAGTGTGAGTAACTTTGAAATGTAATCCATCCGACAAATCATCAATAGTATTAACAGTTGCACCAGATAAAAGTGATGTGCCACCTGTTCCAACATAGAATAAACTATCTATTGTATTTTGAGTTAAGGAACCCTGAACATTTGTCACTATCAAAGAGTTGAATGCGGAAATTACTCCAACATTATTAGGAATTGTAAGTACTAGATTGTCACCGAGTCCGTCAGTTTGTGTATAATTTACCTCTAAAGCATCACCAAATGCATATCCAGTACCACCAATAGAAACGGTTGCCGCTATCGCAACTCCATTATCAACACTAATATTGACCTTTGCACCAAAACCAGAACCAGTTATAGAAACCAAATCTACATTGGAATATGTCTTAAAGTTGGAAGTAAATCCAATTCCAGCAGAAGTTACTGACAAAGTACTACCAATTCCAATGGCTCCAATAACACTCTTCAAGTTTGAAGTAAATAGTGAATTATTACTTTGGAGGACAGTAACTCCAGGAGTCAATCCACTAACTTCAGTTGAACTTAAACTCTTAGCCAAACCAACAAGGACAGATTTAGAAACCGTGTCAAGTGGATTTGTTTTTAGAGTTGCAATTTGATTATTACCAATATCTAGTTTAGGATTATAGAATCTAACTGTAGAAGGTTCTTTAACAAAGTTTGCTCTATAT